ACAGGGGGATAGCCGTGAATAATCCAAACAGCATGCTTTTTCTTTTTTTGGTTCGCTTCAGGATGAAATGTGGCAGAAACTAAGGATTCGGGGTCCTCTTTCTTCATTCATCACTCTATTTAGTATCATATTTTATTTTGCTGCCGCAGCAGCGCCACCGCGACCGCCACGAGAACCACCACGAGAACCACCGCGAGAACCACCGCGACCACCACGAAAGCCTCCGCCCCCCTGCTTTTTCTGTGTGACGCCATTCTCATAAATGCGCTTTGCAGCCTCCAGTGTGAGTGTCTTAGGGTCCAAGTCCTGCGGTAAAGATACAAAGACAGGCTTCTTTCCACCGCTGCTTTTCTTGAACATGAATGGACCATACTGTCCTTTGCGAAACTCAAACTCGCCTAGAGTATGTAGCGCCGCATTTTGCTTTTCGGACAGTTTATTCTTTACAATATCTGGAGTATCACCATCCAGAAGATTTACAGAGACAGTGCCCCACTGAATATACCGACCGAATGGTCCCTTCTTTTCAACAAGAGGCTTTCCATCATGGCTACCCCAGTTCATACCTGAAGCGCCGCCATTTTGAATGAACTGCAGTGCAGCATCCTCTGTCAAGTCCTGGAATGATACTCCTTCAGGCCAACCATAGAACACAGTCTTCTTTGGGTCATTAGTATCCTCCTTCAATAATAATGGACCCTTCTTACTCATAATCGCCTTGTATCCGTTAGCAAACTCGCGACTCTTTGATGAAGCACCGCTACCACCACCCTTCACTGCCTTGAGTGCCTCATACTTGTCCTTGTAGGATGACCACGTATCTTTACAGACCTGCTTCCATGCTTCAGAGCCTTGGGCTACACGGTCTAGACGCGTCTCCATTTGGGCAGTGAAATCATAGTCAAAGAGGTTAGGAAACTCACGAACACAGAAATCAAGGATGCTGATACCAAGGGGAGTGGGCACCATCTTATCCTTCTCTGCTGTACCAGGCTTTGTGACCTTTTCCTCCTTGGGTGGCCACTGCCCAACCCCCTGGAGAATGAACTGGCTGAACGTGGTGGGTACTGCAGGTTTATTGCGCTTCTCAGCATACTTCTTTGTTAGAATGGTCTCAACGAGAGAGGCGTATGTGCTTGGACGTCCGATACCCTTCTTTTCCAAGTCGCGAACGAGGGTTGCCTCATTATAGCGTGGTGAAGCGGATGAGACCTGGGGTAAAGCCTCCAGCTTCCGCCACTTAATCTTTTGACCCTCGGTAATGGACATTGCCTGAATCCAAAGAGCGGTAGCAGAATCTGCCTCCGCAGCAGCCTCGGTTTCATCAAGCTGTGCGACAGCCGTGCCGATTTTACGCCATCCTAAGAAGGTTGTGCGCTTCCATCGTGACTCCCAAGGAAACTCGCCAGTATCACCGTCAGCGATGAATGTAATAATCCGCTCATCGCCCCGCGCGGCAGCCATAACACTCTGAATAGCGCGATTCCAGATGAGTTTATAAATCTTTTGGTCTAGTGCGTCCCATGCTTCCTCTACAGGCAAATCAACAAGGTCAAAGTGGGTTGGGCGAATCGCTTCGTGTGCCTCCTGTGCCGCCACAGTCGCATCCTTCGTCTTTTTCTTATCACCGATAAAACCAACATAAGTATCACCAACCATCTTCTTCACCATGGCAATCGCCTCAGTTTTTGCTTCCTCTGATAGAATAGCATGGTCGGTGCGCATGTAGGTAATATGTCCCGCTTCATATAGTCTCTGTGCTACGAGCATAGTTCGCTTGGGACCTGACATATACAGTGCCGATGCCTCCTGCTGAAGAGTGCTGGTGATGAGTGGTTTCGGTGGTGCCTCCGTCCAAGACTTCATGACAATAGAGAGAACAGTACCCGTAACGTCGTTGTGAATATTTTCCATAAAGTTGAGGGCAGACTCTTGGTCTTCTAGTTCATCTTTGAGGTTCGCAGGAAACTGGAAATCATTTTCGCCATTTGAATACGACCAGGTCCCCTTCACCTTCCAGACGGTAGAACTCTTGAAGTTTCCGATTTGTCGCTCCCTATCCACCAAGATGCGGAGGGCAGGAGTCTGGCAACGACCTGCGGAAAGGGCAGGACCGATATGATTCCACAGAATGGGAGAAATCGTAAATCCTACCATTAGGTCAAGCACTGAGCGAGCCTGCTGGGCTTCTACGCGATTCATGTCAATACGCCGAGGCTCGGCGACAGCCTTTTTTACAGCTGATGCAGTAATCTCATGAAAGACGGCACGCGGACATGTAGCAGGGTTAAGTCCAAGAAGCAGTGCAGTACTATAGGCGATAGCCTCACCTTCGCGGTCATCGTCGCTTGCCAAATAGATAGTCTTCGCACCCCTCGCTGCCGACTTTAGGGCATCAATATGCTTAGCTTTATCCTTTAGAAACTCAAACTTTGGTTCAAAGTCACGTTCAATACCGACTGCGTCAATATCTTCTACGAGAGCGCGAATATGACCAAAGGTCGCCACCACGCGCCAACCAGGACCCAGGAAGCCCTGGATTTTGGAGCACTTGGCGGGACTTTCAACAATAACGAGGGATGTCATCTTCTTGCCAGTGTATAGGATACAAAAGCGAGCAAATTTACGGGGCTACAAAAAATTTGAACTGGTTGCTTCCACACCGTGAAGCATACACACGATATCAGCAGCAATGAACACGATTAAGAACACTAAGGATGCAAACAAGGAGGCTCCCACGCGGTTTTGGGAGGCGGGTATCAGGAGGAATGTGCGACCGTCATTTCCTAGTTCCTTTGGTCAGCGGCATACTAAGGACAGTTATGCCTCATGGAAGAAGACTGATACAAATACAAATACAAATACAAATGAGAAGAAGGATCTCAAGCTTGATTCTATCAATGAGTTTCCTTCTCTTCTAGGTGATACCGTTCCTATCATGAAGTCGCGTGTCAGCTTCAGCGGATCCAGTTCTCTTGTTGAGCGACTGAAGATCACGATTGCGCAGGAAGAGGAGGAGGCAACCCTGCGTCGTTACCGTCGCGAAGCAGAGGAGGAGCGGCGTAGGAATAATGCTATTCAGACCGCTCCTCTCACGAGTCATTTCAGGAATAGTATCCTCCTTAAGAGGCAAGAGGAGCATCAGACCGATGAGTATGACTATGATCGTGATCCTTCCTTTGAGCCTGATGACTACTATGAGGAGCAGCATCATCCTGCGTCTAATGATTATGACAATCAAGATAATGAGCAGGATGATATTTAGGCACGCACAATAACTAGCATTTTATCATTGTTCCAACCCGGTGAAAACCGATTCGTATGCTCACACATAATAAACGTATGAAAACTAACTAAATTTTTTACTTCCAGAAGAGCCTCTTCGTATGGCTTTTCAGTGCGGTCGCGAAAGATGTCTTCAATAATAAGAAGACCACCCTGCTTTAAAAATGGCAGAGCAGAGCGAATCATCATCGCTTGATCTGGAGGATCGTGTGACGCATCATCAATAATGACATCGAAGAGTTCGCCATCGCTGCTATACTTGGTAAAGCCTTCCACGATAGATTCCTTTTTAGAACCATCCATGATATCTAAGATGCTATTGTGCAAGTTCATACTATTGATGTATGCAACATTCTTTTCATCATTATCAAATCCATAGAGGCGCGCCTGAGAAAAGAATGCACGCCAAACGCGCATGGACGCCCCATGATGGACGCCCACCTCGGCGAACTTAATATTCTTATGACGAAGAGGCTCGAAAAATAGAGAATAGGGCGTGGTGTAAGGATGGCGATGTCCGCCGCCTGGTGTAAAGGGTCCCTTATCGGTTCCAGCCTTAGAACATAGAAAACAGAGAGACGTCTGGCAAAGGCTGCTATCAATAACTATGCTGTTCATTTATTTTGTATCTCTATTCTTGTTTAGATAGTTGTATAAATTTGACCCATTCATCCATACTAGACTCAGCAAGTAAATGTCGTTTCATTCACCTCCTGAAAGATATACAGACACCTTGAGTAATGAAGAGTATGCTGTCTGGGTCCATGGTCTCAACTCAAGAATCCATATTGAGAGGTTTGAGAAAGATGCGATGAAGGCAATCGAGGGCAAGGCAGTTGGAGACCCTATTCAAATGACTATGATTATGAATAAGGTATATGTGATTGATATTACAGACACAATCAAAAGCGTCTTTCCACATATGACGGTTACATGGCAGTCAGATGAGGATGATTTCTGGTATACTGTCACCATTCGGTGGCTAAAAGTTTAATAGGCGAAGAGAAGACCTGCTTTGCCGCCATAAATGCGCAGAATATTGTATGTCTCAGCGAAAACAAATATACGATAACGCGGCACATTGTTTGGGTCAATAGAGCCTCGCAGGGGGTTCATCTGAAAATGAATCTCTAACTTTTCAACCTTGTCTAGATTTGCTTCACCTGTCGGCACTGAAAATGGGTATTGTCCATTCTGCGTACCAAAGCTGAGATTGTAGAAGTAGCGATTTATCCATGGTGACTTTTTTTGTTCATAAGCTGGAATGAGTGAGCGGAAAATAGAGGGAGACATATTGGTATAGCGGACGAGTGTTCCATTATATACAAGTCCAAGTGATTGGAAAGGTTCAGACTCACGGTCAGAAAACCCAGGGACAAGATATCCAAGAGCAGTGGGATTGAGACCGCTAGCATCAGGCCACCATGGTGCTACATTGACACCCAGTCCGCTCAAGTCACGAGTTGCTAAGAAAGGCGCATTGAAAGCAGGCGCTTCATAACGCTGAGCGTAGAAGAAGAGGTCACGTGTAGGATTTGGAATACGCAAATTCATAGTGATACGTGGTTGTCTCTGAGTATCAAGTGGCTCAAACAAATAATGTTGAGGAATGGGATATTGAATATCAGAGATACGAAACTTATTTGCTTCTGGTTTATCCAGATAAACGTATTCAGCGATAAGGTAAGTATCACCGAGTCTCAGCGCATTGGGCATTGTAATGCGAGGAATGACGGATGCTAGGACACTCTGATTCGGATTTCCATTCAAGCCATATACAGATTTAGATCCCCCTGATTGATAGAAGGGGCTATTAAGTATAGGATAATAGGCAGACCCTGGTAGCGGCTCATTCACGCCTGTGATGTCCAGTTGTGCGGACGAGACATAGAGTGAGTTAAGAGGAGCAAATGTAATATTTACACGTACTTGATCTACACCTATAGCATCGATTGCTAAGGGCACACCTGCATCACCGCGACAGAACCAGAAGGGCAAGGGTGTGACCGCCACAGTGGGTCGTTGTGTCCATCCGATGCTGGTTGTCTTGAAGCCATTCTGAATACGTGGCAAAATGGTATTCATGCTTGTAACTTTTTCGAGAGGCGTATTGAACTCGTCGAGAACCTCCATGAGTTGTCCATTTATCTGTTCAATACGCGCTCCGCCGATATCAACTGTCGCATTGGCAACGAGAGCATGACCAAGGCTGTTGGTCCAGCCAAATCTAGGTCCCAAGAAGTTACTCGCACCGACTGCAGCCTCCGCTGCGATACAGGGTCCAGCAATATCTGGCATTGTTGTAATGAGGTAAAGGCGGGTAATAAGATGACCCTGGCGTGGCAATATAATGCTCGCATTCACTCCAAAGTTGGGCAGCGTATCAAAGTCAAGACGAACCCAGGAGGTTGTGAAACGCCCTGCTTTAATGAAAACTTTCTGGAAAAAACTGATAGCAGGCTTTCCTTTTGGTGGTAAAAGCCGTTCATCTTGTATTCCCGTATGGATAATCCGTAAAAGGGATGCCACCATTCTATCGTGTTATCTGAAGTTTCTCTACGTCTTTAGTCTCCTTAATCAATAAACATACGATTCATAATTCCATTCTGGAAGCGCAGCCAGTTGATGCTCATACAAAAGACTTTGACTTCCCACGCAGCCTTTCCTGGTGGTTTTACATCAAGTGTCAATCGGAGACTCTGAAGTCTACTCGCATTTATCGTCCCAGATGGTTGATGATTATCGCCAGGTGTACGTCCGATAGGATAACCATACACAAAGTTATTAAACCCAACGATACCACCGTTATGATAACGTGCGATAAGTTGACGGAAGTACTGTCCATTTCCTTCTACTAAATCAATACCATTGCATTGAATTTTTGCTGCAACTAGCATGCTTTCTTGGGGATTGTATATTGGGTCATATTCAACGTCAAGCACAGAAGAATAGTTTGTCCACTCATTATTGTTGCGCACATCCTTTCGTCGGATGAACCAAATGATTTCTTCTATGGGATGATTCGGTTCAAGTGGTAACTGAATACGAATGACATCAGCCGCAGTATTTTTCGTCACTGCATATTTCAGCGGCTCATCGAAAAAGAATGTCTGTGCCTCGCGATGCATAATCTCAAACGGCTGTCGGAGCATAGCAGAACGGACATTTCCATCCAATATGGCGCCGAACGTCAAAAGCCGCACATTCTCGAGTTGTGGTTCAGATTCTTGTGTCTTTACTGTCACAACATCAAGGTAAGGCGCATCCTTATTTATAAAGTTAATGGGGGTGTTCAGAGGCACGCTATCGCACGAATCACGGAAGCCACGCGCTTGTCTTAGAATCTCAGAAAAAGGGCGAAGTGTTACATTGATTCTCACGGTCCCTTCACGGCATGAAATAAGAGGTAGCGGCTCCTTCAAGCGTGTGCGTTGGAAAAAGAGGGGCAGCACGCAATGAATATAGCCATTTTCTGTGGGAAAGACGCGACGTTGCGGCCAGTTGCGTAGTTGATTGATATTAAAAATCGCAATATGGTCTGTTCCAGGACCCACCTGTGTGTTTAAATCAGGCCAGAGTAATGAAAACACGTGAGCAAAGTCGCCATCTACACTTTCCAGGGTATCACCATCCACTTCTAGCTGAACTGACTGAAGGAGTACTTGACCGATAGCATTCGCATAGTACCAGGCTTTCTCGGGGTCTTCATATACGAACTGAGAGTTCTGAAGTTTGAGAACGGTTGTCAAGTCTAGCCAACTGCTCAGCTTGATCTGGAGAACTGCACCGAGTAGGATATCACCGCATGTCTGGGACGCAATATCAAAGGTGAACTTTTGTCCGAAAGCGGCAGGACCTCTGTATTGAAAATCTTGCATAAGAGGAACAAACGGTGTGAAACGTCTGTCGGAGTTACGAGCGAACCATGATGTATTTGCTCCGAGGGGAAAGTATTTATTATCTTGCATATCACGATTAGTCAAATCTAGAAGAGTCGTAATATCACCACCAGGTCTTTTAAATGTATCTTGCGTACTTGACATCTGCTATTGTGTGAAGGCATTTACCTTTTAACTAGTTACCGAATAAGAGTGTAGCTCTGAAGTTTTCAATCAGCATACATCCCCATGAGACAACAATAGAGCGCAACTCGCTATTTTTTTGACCGACGATAATGTCCTGAAGTTCAAAGTACAAGTCAGGTCTATCCGCAGTGCTCATATTGATAGTACCGTCAGGTTGCCGAGTGTAGGGTGAGCGTCGCCCGCGAATATCTCCACGCGTCCAATCCATGATTGCGAATGGTAAGCCAGTATCTCTTTCTAACTTTGCGTGTGTGACGAGTTTATTCCAGACAAGTGGGGAGAACAAGGTTTCTCTGTCGCGACCTGCGATGATGAACTTCATATTTTGGTAAAACTCGCCGCCGCTGATATCATTCGAAATATTCCAGAGTTGGTTCGCAGACAATGCCTTTTGTGAGCGGAAAAAACTGATGACGCTAGAGGCAGGATAGACGCCTTCTAGACGGCGCGTAATCGTAGCGGTAGCTCCGCGATACAGTGGCGCATAATCCCATTCACTTTGTGTAAATATACTTTCATACAGACGTTCAAATGGTATTTCTAGGCTAGCCTTTCTCAGACCATCTTTTGTATCATCTTCGACATATATGTGCCGAGTTCCCAGAAGAATACTGGGTGTAGGAATATTCTGGCGTTCCAGAGTTTGAAACTGGGTGAAACTTCCTAGCCTAGACGTCTTAATTTGGAATGTCTTACCCCAAGGTTTCGGTTTGACTTGCCCGTCACTCGCCTCCACCAAGTCTTCTAACTTTCTGAGAAAGCACCGAATGCGGTAAAACTGCTGTGGAATACAGACAGCGGGAAATCCACCATCTTCTCGACTTTGGCATCCAAATAGAGGCAACGTAAGACGCAACTGACCGGGTGTCGCATTGCGTTGGATTTCTAGAGGTGTGCCGCCATGAATACCTGTCAGCCGATTGTCTAGAAAGGCAGAGTTGAGACTGCCTCGTCCTCGTGAGAGTGCCCAGAGTGCGTCGCCGCTGAACTCTTGGATTAAAATATTGTCTTGAAGCAGTTGAATCTTTTCAAACATAAAATATGCGATGCCGTTGACATAGCCATAGGAAACCCCAGACAAGTCTGTACAAAGAGATTTAGGATTTTCGGCAGCTTGTGTGGGTGGTAACCATGATGGCAAATCAATAAGGAGTGTTGGATCAATAAAGAGGTCGCCAGCAACTTCTACTTGGAACTCAAAGCTACGTCCAAAGTCTGGAGTATTCAAGGCAGGAAGTACTCGACGTTCATGAATGTGAGGGGGAAAGGGTCCGTAACGATTATCAAATAGATTTTTTGCTTCTTTTGAGTCTTCAATGAAGTACACATCTTTATTTCCACGAGCAACTAGCTCATAGAGGGCTCCTTCAATGCTATAAGCAGTGGAACCCATCTCCTTTTAATAGGAATGTCTTATTTTTTGCCAGGAACTAGACGCCAAACTCCTAGCCATCTCATCGTAGCAGGACGGTCTTTGCGGTATGGTAAAGTCAGTTCTGCTTTACGACCGTACTGAGGAAACTCGATTTCACCTGACCACTTTTCACCACTCTTTACCCAGACTGTAGCATGCTCCTTTGTAGCAACGTAGCCAGGTTCAAAATCAGAGATACCAAGTTCCTTGAGTTTTGTAAGAATCGTAATCGTCTCCTTCAGACGTTCAGCATAGGGCTTCTGATTAAAATCCTCAGTGTGCGGTGATGTCATTCTTTATTTCAGACTAATAAATATCCTTTAGACATAGTTGTTCTGGCAAATGGCACCCACATTGCTGAGAGGGTAGCTGCTCGTACATGTGCTGGCGTTACAGACTGCCTGACCCTCATTAAATAAATACTTGAACTCATAACTGGGATACGTAATCACGCACGTGCTAATGCCGCAGCATGTGCTCAATGTACAAGCGCTGCCCTGTGCGGCAATCAATGTCTGTCTCTTATTAGAAAATATAGCTCTGGCTTGTACCTTCCGAATGACGTCGCTTGCGTTCATTTCTCTCTATTTAGAACCTTAAGAATAAAAAACCATAAGTCCAAGAATGTGTGGGATATGGTTCTATCTCGGCGTAATGCCGCCTACTCACCCAGCGCTCACGTGGGTAAAAACACTATTTCCACGGGGTCCGGAAGATATGCGGATAGAGGAACTCAGTGGTAATATGACGATGGGTTTTACACGTCTAGCAATCAATGGACTGAACAATGCTGGAATGCAGCCATTCTTTAAGAACAAGTATGAGAGCGATGAGCTCGCATGGATGTGCAATGGCGAGATTTACAACTGGAGAGAACTCTGTAAGACCCATAATCTCGATACGCGGTCTGGAAGCGACTGCGAGGTTCTTGGAGAACTGTATGAAATCTATTCAGCAACAGACGACCTCACGTCGTTTTTCCGCTCGCTAGATGGTGTCTTTGCCCTTGTGATTGTCGATCAGAAGCGTGGTCGTGTTGTCGTTGGTCGCGACCCATATGGTATTCGCCCCTTGTTTGAAGGTCAGAGAGATGATGATATGATTTTTACGAGCGAACTGAAGGCGTCCGCAGCGTTGTGTAGAACAGCCAAGCCATTTGCTCCAGGAACGTATCAGGTCTGGGAC